AACCACTTGAGCCTGATGTTCCTGAAGAACCTGAAGTGCCGCTTGAACCAGAAGTTCCGCTTGAACCACTTGTTCCATTAACACCTGATATACCTGAGGTACCAGAGCTACCACTTGAACCACTTGTACCTGATGAACCACTTGAGCCTGATGTTCCAGAGCTTCCACTTGTGCCTGAAGAACCACTTGTTCCTGATGAACCACTAGTTCCTGATGATCCTGAACTACCGCTAGTTCCGCTTGAACCTGAAGAACCTGAGGTGCCAGACGAGCCTGAACTACCTGATGTACCAGAAGAACCGCTTGTTCCTGATGAGCCTGATGTTCCAGATGAACCACTTGAACCGCTTGTTCCAGATGAGCCAGATGATCCTGAAGTACCTGAGCTGCCTGAAGTACCAGATGAACCACTTGTTCCACTTGAACCGCTTGTTCCACTTGAACCACTAGAGCCGCTTGTACCTGATGAACCGCTTGAACCTGATGTTCCACTAGAACCTGAAGTACCAGATGAGCCTGAAGTACCACTACTTCCTGATGAACCAGAAGTGCCTGAGCTACCTGAAGAACCTGATGTTCCAGATGAACCTGAAGTTCCACTTGAACCGCTTGTGCCGCTTGAACCAGATGATCCTGAAGTTCCTGAAGAACCACTTGATCCACTTGTTCCGCTTGAACCTGATGTACCACTAGAACCTGATGTTCCGTTTACACCACTTATACCTGAAGTACCACTTGATCCACTTGAACCACTAGTACCTGATGAACCTGATGAGCCAGAAGTTCCTGAAGAACCTGAAGTTCCTGATGAGCCACTTGTCCCAGAGCTTCCGCTAGTTCCAGAAGAACCAGAAGAACCGCTTGTTCCACTTGAACCAGAAGATCCAGAAGTTCCGCTTGAACCACTTGTTCCGCTTGAACCAGATGTTCCTGATGAACCGCTTGAGCCTGATGTTCCACTTGAGCCTGAACTACCTGATGTACCAGAAGAACCACTTGAACCTGAAGTACCAGAACTACCTGATGTTCCACTTGAACCTGAACTTCCGCTTGTTCCGGAAGAGCCTGAGCTACCTGAAGTACCTGAGCTACCTGAGGTTCCAGATGAACCGCTTGTACCACTTGAACCTGAGCTACCTGAAGTACCACTACTTCCTGATGAACCAGAAGTACCTGATGAGCCACTTGTTCCTGATGAACCTGAAGTGCCACTTGAACCACTAGTTCCACTTGAACCGCTTGAACCTGATGTACCACTAGAACCTGAAGAACCGGATGTTCCGCTAGATCCTGATGTTCCAGAACTACCGCTAGTTCCTGAAGAACCGCTAGTTCCATTTACACCGCTTATACCTGATGTTCCTGATGAACCTGAGCTTCCGCTTGTTCCAGAAGAACCTGAACTACCTGAAGTTCCTGAAGAACCTGAAGTGCCACTTGAACCGGATGTTCCTGATGAGCCACTTGAACCTGATGTTCCACTTGAACCTGATGAACCTGAAGTACCTGATGAGCCACTTGTTCCTGATGAGCCTGATGAACCGGATGTTCCTGAGCTACCTGAAGAGCCACTTGTACCAGAAGAGCCTGATGTTCCACTTGAACCAGATGATCCAGAAGTTCCACTTGAACCACTTGAACCTGAAGTACCAGATGAACCACTAGTACCTGATGAACCAGAAGTTCCTGATGAGCCACTACTACCTGAAGTACCAGATGAGCCACTACTTCCTGATGTTCCTGAACTACCACTTGTTCCTGATGAACCACTAGTACCTGAACTACCGCTTGTTCCTGAAGAGCCACTTGAACCACTAGTTCCTGATGAACCGGAACTACCTGAGGTACCTGATGAGCCACTTGTTCCGCTTGAACCTGATGTTCCTGATGAACCAGATGAACCAGATGTTCCTGAGCTTCCTGAAGAGCCGCTTGTACCTGATGATCCTGAAGTTCCGCTTGAACCACTAGTTCCATTTACACCACTTATACCTGATGTACCAGATGATCCTGAAGAACCGCTAGTACCTGATGAACCTGAAGAACCTGATGTTCCTGATGAGCCAGATGTTCCTGATGAGCCAGATGTTCCTGAGCTACCTGATGTACCTGAACTGCCTGATGAACCGCTAGTACCACTTGATCCTGAAGAACCTGATGTTCCAGATGAGCCAGAAGTACCTGATGAGCCAGATGTTCCAGATGAACCACTAGAACCTGATGTTCCTGAAGAACCAGAACTACCTGATGTTCCTGAAGAACCTGAACTACCGCTAGTTCCTGAAGAACCGCTAGTTCCAGATGAACCTGATGAACCAGATGTTCCGCTACTTCCAGAAGAACCAGAAGTACCACTTGAACCTGAAGTTCCTGAGCTGCCTGAAGTTCCAGATGAACCTGATGAACCACTAGTTCCGCTTGAACCTGATGAACCAGATGTTCCACTAGAACCTGATGTTCCAGATGAACCACTTGTTCCGCTTGAACCACTAGTTCCAGATGAACCACTTGATCCTGAAGTTCCTGATGAACCGCTTGAACCACTAGTTCCGCTTGAACCTGATGTACCACTAGAACCTGAAGTTCCTGAAGAACCACTTGTTCCATTAACACCACTTATACCTGAAGTACCGCTACTACCACTTGAGCCGCTTGTACCTGATGAGCCTGATGAACCACTTGTTCCTGAAGAACCACTTGAACCACTTGTGCCTGATGAACCAGAGGTTCCGCTTGAACCTGAAGTACCAGAACTACCTGAAGTACCACTTGAACCTGAGCTACCACTAGTTCCTGATGAACCAGAGCTGCCTGAAGTTCCTGAACTACCTGAAGTACCTGATGAACCACTTGTGCCTGAGCTTCCTGAACTACCTGAAGTACCACTACTTCCTGATGAACCTGAAGTACCAGATGAACCACTTGTACCACTTGAGCCTGAAGTACCTGATGAACCAGATGAACCGCTAGTACCAGATGAACCGGATGAACCACTAGTTCCGCTTGAACCTGAAGTTCCGCTTGAACCACTAGTACCTGAACTACCTGAAGTGCCAGATGAACCAGATGAACCTGATGTTCCGCTTGAGCCTGAGCTGCCTGATGTTCCGCTTGAACCTGAAGTACCTGAAGAACCACTTGTTCCTGAGCTGCCTGAACTACCTGAAGTTCCTGATGAGCCACTTGAACCTGATGTACCTGAACTACCACTTGTTCCTGATGAACCACTAGTTCCATTCACACCACTTATACCTGAAGTACCTGAGCTGCCTGAAGAGCCGCTTGTACCTGATGAACCACTAGAACCTGATGTTCCAGAGCTTCCACTTGTTCCTGATGAGCCTGAGGTTCCGCTTGAACCACTTGTTCCTGAAGAACCACTTGAACCACTTGTACCTGATGAACCACTTGATCCAGATGTTCCTGATGAACCTGAAGTGCCAGAACTACCTGATGTTCCGCTTGAACCTGATGAGCCACTTGTTCCTGAAGAACCGCTAGAGCCACTTGTTCCACTAGAACCTGATGTTCCAGAGCTTCCGCTTGTTCCTGATGAACCTGAGCTGCCTGATGTTCCAGATGAGCCTGAGCTGCCTGATGTTCCTGATGATCCAGATGTTCCACTAGATCCAGATGTTCCAGATGAACCTGATGAACCTGAAGTTCCTGAGGATCCAGATGAACCTGATGTACCACTAGATCCGCTTGTTCCGCTTGATCCTGAAGTTCCTGATGAACCAGATGTTCCTGATGAACCGGATGAGCCTGAAGTACCTGATGAACCTGAACTACCACTAGTTCCTGATGAACCTGAAGTACCTGAACTACCACTAGTTCCTGAAGAGCCTGATGTACCATTTACACCAGATATACCTGAAGTACCTGATGAGCCTGAAGAGCCGCTTGTACCTGATGAGCCTGATGAGCCTGAAGTTCCTGAACTACCACTTGTTCCAGATGAACCAGAGGTTCCAGATGAACCAGATGAGCCTGATGTTCCAGATGAACCTGAGCTTCCTGAAGTACCAGATGAACCAGATGAACCTGAGGTTCCAGATGATCCACTAGTACCACTAGAACCTGAAGTTCCTGATGAGCCACTTGAACCACTTGTACCTGATGAACCACTTGATCCTGATGTTCCTGAAGAACCAGATGTTCCTGAAGAACCGCTTGTTCCGCTTGAACCTGAAGTACCACTTGAACCAGAAGAACCTGATGTTCCACTTGAACCTGATGAGCCTGATGTTCCACTAGATCCACTAGTTCCACTGGACCCGCTAGTTCCGCTAGAACCTGAAGAGCCACTTGTACCTGATGAACCTGAGCTACCTGATGTACCACTTGATCCTGAAGTGCCTGATGAACCACTAGTTCCGCTTGATCCGCTAGAACCTGAAGTACCTGAGGAGCCTGATGAGCCTGATGTACCAGATGAACCGCTTGTACCACTTGAACCAGAAGTTCCACTTGAACCACTTGTTCCATTAACACCGCTTATACCTGAAGTACCACTTGAACCAGATGATCCACTAGTACCAGATGAGCCGGATGTACCTGAACTTCCGCTTGTACCGCTTGATCCTGAAGAACCTGATGTTCCACTTGAACCTGAAGAACCAGAAGTACCTGAACTTCCAGAAGTTCCACTTGAACCAGAAGTTCCGCTTGATCCTGATGAACCTGATGTACCTGATGAGCCTGAGCTGCCTGAGGTACCACTAGAACCAGATGTTCCTGAAGAACCTGAAGTTCCAGAAGAACCGCTTGTTCCGCTTGATCCAGATGAACCGCTTGTTCCGCTTGATCCTGAAGAGCCACTTGTGCCTGAGCTACCTGATGTACCAGAAGAACCTGATGTTCCTGATGAACCACTTGAGCCACTAGTTCCTGATGAACCAGAGCTTCCTGATGTACCTGATGAACCTGAAGTTCCAGAAGAACCGCTTGTTCCATTTACACCACTTATACCTGATGTACCTGATGATCCTGATGAACCACTAGTACCTGATGAGCCTGATGAACCTGAAGTACCACTAGAACCAGATGTTCCAGATGAACCTGAAGTACCTGAAGAACCTGAAGAACCAGATGTTCCTGATGAACCGCTTGATCCAGATGTTCCTGAAGAACCTGAAGTTCCAGAAGAACCGCTTGTTCCGCTTGAACCACTAGATCCTGAAGTACCACTTGATCCTGAAGAACCGCTTGTGCCTGAAGAACCTGAAGTTCCAGATGAGCCTGATGTTCCTGAAGAACCTGAAGTTCCGCTTGATCCGCTTGATCCAGATGTTCCTGAAGAACCTGATGAACCAGATGTTCCTGAAGAACCTGATGAACCACTTGTTCCTGATTCTCCTGAACTACCTGAACTACCTGAGGTGCCTGATGAACCAGAGGTTCCACTAGAACCACTAGTACCATTTACACCACTTATACCTGATGTACCACTGCTTCCTGATGAGCCAGAAGTACCTGATGAACCACTTGATCCGCTTGTTCCGCTTGATCCTGAAGTTCCGCTTGAGCCACTTGTACCTGAAGAGCCAGAGGTTCCACTAGAACCACTTGATCCAGAAGTTCCAGAAGAACCTGATGAACCTGAAGTACCAGATGAACCGCTTGTTCCACTTGAACCTGAAGTTCCGCTTGAGCCTGAGCTACCACTAGTTCCTGATGATCCTGATGAACCACTTGTTCCGCTTGAGCCACTTGATCCAGATGTTCCTGAAGAGCCACTTGTACCTGATGATCCAGATGTTCCACTGCTTCCTGATGAGCCTGATGTTCCTGAAGAACCTGAACTACCTGAAGTTCCTGATGAACCACTAGTCCCTGATTCTCCTGAACTTCCACTGGAGCCTGAAGTACCAGATGAACCACTTGTTCCATTAACACCACTTATACCTGAGCTTCCGCTTGTTCCTGATGAACCAGATGAACCACTTGTTCCTGATGAACCGCTTGAACCTGAAGTTCCGCTTGAGCCACTTGTACCTGATGAGCCTGAACTACCTGAGGTGCCTGAAGAACCACTTGAGCCTGATGTACCTGATGAACCTGAAGTACCGGATGAACCGCTTGTTCCGCTTGAACCAGATGAGCCACTTGTTCCTGATGAACCTGAGCTACCAGATGTTCCTGATGAACCGCTTGTTCCGCTTGAACCTGAAGTTCCAGAAGAGCCACTTGTTCCACTTGAACCTGAGCTACCTGAAGTGCCTGATGAACCGCTTGAGCCAGATGTTCCTGAAGAACCACTTGTACCTGATGAACCTGAGCTACCAGATGTTCCTGAAGAACCACTTGAACCGCTAGTTCCTGATGAACCGCTTGTTCCGCTTGAGCCAGATGTACCATTTACACCTGATATACCTGAAGTACCAGAGCTGCCTGAAGAGCCGCTTGTACCTGATGAGCCTGATGAGCCTGAAGTTCCTGAGCTTCCACTGGAACCTGAAGTGCCAGATGAGCCGCTTGAGCCTGATGTACCGCTTGAACCAGATGTTCCTGAAGAGCCGCTTGAGCCAGATGTTCCTGATGAACCACTTGAGCCAGATGTTCCACTTGATCCTGAAGAACCAGAAGTACCTGATTCTCCTGAACTTCCGCTTGAACCACTAGTTCCTGATGAACCAGAACTACCTGAGGTACCAGATGAACCTGAAGTACCATTAACACCTGATATGCCTGAGGTACCTGAACTGCCGCTTGAGCCTGATGTACCACTTGAGCCTGAAGAACCAGAAGTGCCTGATTCTCCTGATGAACCACTTGAGCCAGAGGTTCCTGATGAACCACTTGAGCCTGATGTACCACTAGAACCTGATGTTCCATTTACACCACTTATACCTGAAGTACCTGAGCTGCCTGAAGAGCCACTTGTACCTGATGAGCCTGAAGTTCCTGATGAACCTGATGTACCACTAGATCCGCTTGAACCTGATGTACCGCTTGAACCTGATGAGCCTGATGTTCCTGATGAACCACTAGTGCCACTAGAACCTGAAGTACCAGAGGATCCTGAAGAACCTGAAGTGCCTGATGAACCTGATGAGCCTGAAGTGCCAGAAGAACCGCTTGTTCCGCTTGAGCCTGAACTTCCTGATGTGCCACTTGAACCGGAACTGCCTGATGTTCCTGATGAACCACTTGTTCCGCTTGAGCCTGATGTACCACTTGAACCGGAACTACCTGAGGTTCCTGATGAACCGCTTGAGCCTGAAGTTCCACTAGAACCAGAAGTTCCAGATGAACCACTAGTTCCTGATGAACCAGATGAACCAGAAGTACCAGATGAGCCTGAACTACCTGATGTTCCTGATGAACCAGAAGTACCAGATGAACCAGAAGTTCCATCTATACCACTAGTTCCAGAACTACCTGAGCTTCCGCTTGTTCCTGATGAACCGCTTGAACCTGAAGTACCAGAACTACCTGAAGTGCCTGATGAACCTGAAGTGCCAGAACTACCTGAACTTCCGCTAGTTCCTGAAGAACCTGATGAACCGCTAGTACCAGAACTACCTGATGTTCCGTCTATACCTGAAGTACCAGATGAGCCTGAACTACCTGAAGTTCCAGATGAGCCGCTTGAGCCACTTGTTCCTGAACTTCCACTTGTACCAGAACTACCTGATGTTCCTGATGAGCCTGATGTTCCACTTGAACCACTTGAGCCTGATGTACCACTTGATCCTGATGAGCCAGAAGTACCATCTATACCTGAAGTGCCAGACGATCCTGATGAACCACTAGTACCTGATGAACCTGATGAACCACTTGTTCCGCTTGAACCTGAGCTTCCGCTTGTTCCTGATGAGCCACTTGAACCAGATGTTCCTGAAGAACCGCTTGTTCCGCTTGAGCCTGAACTGCCTGAAGTACCAGATGAACCTGATGAACCACTTGTTCCGCTTGAACCAGAGGTTCCTGAAGAGCCACTTGTTCCACTAGAGCCTGAGCTTCCGCTTGTTCCTGATGAACCGCTTGAACCTGAAGTTCCTGATGAGCCTGATGTACCAGATGAGCCTGATGTACCACTTGAGCCTGATGAGCCAGAGGTACCATCTATACCTGAAGTACCAGAAGAACCACTTGAACCTGAAGTACCTGATGAACCTGAACTTCCGCTAGTTCCTGAACTACCTGAAGTGCCAGATGAGCCACTAGTTCCGCTTGATCCTGAAGAACCAGATGTACCTGAAGATCCTGATGAACCTGAAGTTCCAGATGAACCACTAGTTCCACTTGAACCAGAGGTACCACTTGAGCCTGAACTTCCACTTGAACCAGATGAGCCTGAGGTTCCTGATGAGCCTGAGGTTCCTGATGAACCTGAGGTTCCACTAGAGCCAGAACTACCTGAAGTTCCGCTAGAGCCGGAACTACCTGAAGTTCCACTAGAGCCAGAACTACCTGAAGTTCCTGATGAACCACTAGTTCCACTTGAGCCTGATGAGCCAGATGTTCCTGAACTACCTGAAGTTCCTGATGTTCCAGATGAAGGCATATCAGAATATTCTACTTCTCCAGTAGCAGGTATATAAGTTACAACATATGAAGGACTAGCTTCATATGGTAAAGTTTGAATTATAATAGGTTGGGAAGAACCAGAGATTACTAATGAGCCGGTAATTACTGCTGAACCAGAAAATGGGAAACCTATACCTGAACCTGATATAAAGACTGTTACTCCTTCTGTTGAAGAAATAATATCTGTATAAGCATCAACTGAGCCTGTAAAATTAATAAAAGGAGCACTAGATTTAACTAGTGACCCAGTATAATATATATCAATAGTACCATTACCACTTCCTGCTGTATCCGCTTGGAAAACCCCTACTGGTACCTGATCAAGGAATCTAACTTTAGCCATTATTGTTTACTATAAATATTGGCCTTATCCGACTGAGGTTGATCTATTTGAAGCTCTTTTAGCGTTTGGATCTTCAGTTACAATTCTTCCACCTTCTGTATTTCCATCAAAAATATCTTGATTATTTGTAGCTTCAATTGAAAATATTACTTTTGCTCCTTCAGAGTATTTTTTAGTTGCGTTCATGTCTTTTTGAATTGTATCTGGTATTATATATCCGTTTAATGTTAAATCAAATGTGCTTCTAACAATTCGTTCACTACTTTCTGCTAATTCTGTTTGAAAACCAAAAGAATTTATCATAGCTTTAAATTTAAAACGTTCTGGATCTCCCCAGTATGAGTCAGAAGCATATTCTATAGCTTCAATTATTTTATTTTGTTGTTCTACATAGTATGTAAAAACTATAAATGAGTAAGTGACAGTTAAATAATCAGGCATCACTACAGCATAATATGTTTTAGATGGTGCTCTGTTATTTAATACTTTAAAATTATCATATATTTCTTTAGGGTTGTATTTTTTAGTAAATACACCATAATTGTAAGGTGAGTTAGCATCTAATTTATTAGCGATGCTTCTATTTTTTTCAATGTTTGTTCTTTTAAACATAATTAAAGGAGCCATTAAAGCACCCTTTAAATCTCTTAAGTAACCATCTTTTTGATAGGATTTCCATTTTTCAGGATCTCCATATAACACAGGAACCTCTACTCTTTGGCCATTTTGAACTGTAAAAGGCTTAATAACATTTCTCATATAATAGAAAATAGCCTCATCAATGTCTTGTATGCCTATACTAAAGGGCTTTGTGTTATCACCTTTAAATGAGGTTTGTAACGCCCTATTTTTTGTATCCAACGATAAATTAGGATTGCCTTCTTGAGGAAAAGAAGGAACATGTTGAGCTATACTTAACTCTTTTTGGGTTGCTGGTATTGGTTTTCTTCCGTTTATTGGCATTATAATCTTTGATTTATTATACCAACTCTATCAGCTGGTACATAGTGGGCAGAACATATAACTGATACGTTATAACCGAATTCTCCTAGGTCTGTTTCGTATGGGTTATTATCATTATCATCTAAATAAGGATATTGTGGATCTTTTCCTACAAATAATTGATTAATTTCTGTGTTATCAATTTCCCAATATCCATTACTCCACATTATGAAATCTCCTACTTCAGGAACTAAATTAGCATCTACTAAATCATCTCTTAGAAATCTAAAAGTTATAGGCCAATTAAATCCTATCTGTTCATCTAAAATTGGTGATGTTTGTCCTGATCTATCAATTAAAGAGAATATAAGTAAAGGTTCATTAAATATTCTACCTTGTGAAGCTTCACCATACATATTAGTTACTGTTTCACCAACATTACATTTATAATATACTACTTGTTGAGAAATAATATTATGCATCAATTCACGATTCATGAATCGAAACATACTAATATCCCTCATTTGTCCGTATAGTGCCATATTATCCTATAAAAATTGTCATTGGTACCTGGTTGATTTCTTGTACACGTGCTGCTGATTCCGCTGCTCTTCTTTCAAGTAATGATTGGCGAGAAGTTTGATCAAAATATTCTCTTAATCTTGTAATTAAAGTTTCTTGTTCAGTAATACCTTGTGTAGCTAAAGAATCACCATTTAGTGTTACTTCAGCTCCTGGAATAGGAATTTGAGAGTATTTGTTACGAGTTAAGCCTAGCATTTCTTTAGCTTTAGCTAAAGTGTACTCGAATATCCAGCTTCTACCAATTGAATTAATTTTAGAATAAGTTGGATTTAAATAAGGAGCATCTGATGTATTGGTAATTTTGTTTGTACCGTTTGCAAAAGCAGCATCAATTCTATCTTGTATTTTAATAAAGTCAAATATTAAATATTCACCATAATATAAATTAGCTCCACCATCAATTCCATCATCAGCAAATCCTGTTCCTGGAACAGGGAATACTGATAGTACATTATCTACAATGTTAAAAGTATAATTTGAAAGCATTACTTGGTTTTGCATTTCAATTGCTTGAATGTTTTGCATAGTAAAGCTTGTAGGCATCATTAAATAATTAGCATATCCATATCCAAATCCATATAAACCAGCAGCAGGAACACCTCCTAAACCACCTTGTCCAGTTAGTAAAGAAGTAGAATATAATTGATTAACTGCGGGTGGTGGTTGATACCAAACATTTTTAATTTCTATACCTCCGGTTATACCTTCGGCTTCTGCCCAAGCTGCTAAATCATACTTTTGTTGGCCTGGTACTAGGGTTAATCTACCTTTATACCAAGTTACATTACCTCCAACACCTGCTTCTTCACCATATTGTTGAGATAATCTAACAATAGAAGCCATTGTAGGAGTAAATACAGAATTATTTACATCAATTCTATCAGAAGCACCTTCTAAAGATAAGTAATTATCTCTTAATTGGAAAGCATACAATTCATTTCCATATACAGTTACTGCTTCTTCAAAAGCAGCAAAAAAGTTAATATCTTGTAATTCGACGTTTTCAATAGGATAACCTAAGTGCAAAGCACAAAAGTTAGAAACTTTGTTAGCATCGGTTTGGAATTGGGTATCATTGTCATAAAACCCAAATGGGGTAGGAGGTGGCCACGTACCTGTTCCATAATAAGAAGCAGATACTTGAACAAAGGATGCTGAGCCGGGCCAAATTGGAATTACTGTAGATGCCATAATTTATTAGGTTGTTACTATGTAATATTCTATACTTGCAGAACTTCCAGATGGTTCTACTTTTACAGATTTAATACTATCAAAAGATAAACCACTTGTACTTCCAGTCATTTGGGTTGAAGACATCATATATGAACTTCCAGTAGTTATTAAATAACTCATAGCTTCTGTTGAAGAAGATATAATTAATTGAATAGGAGTTGTAGTAGAATTGTTTGTTACTCTAACATATTTTACACTACTTGTTACAAAAGTACCGGCTCCCGGTACAGAATCAAATGAAAATAAAGTTGTTACTGATCCTGATGGGACACTTAAGATTCTATTATCAACATAATTAACATTAGTAATAGTATTAACTACAGAAGATCCTACATCGTCTCCGTTTAAACTTAAAATTTCGTATATTTGGGAAGTAAAAGTTGCCATACCTTTTAGTTATAAATATTAAAAGGATATGGGAACGTTCTATCTTTTTGAAGTTCCGTTAGTTCCTGATGTACCTAAAGTTAATCCTTTTTCTGCTGCTTCTTCATAAATATTTATCAAGTCTGATACAATCGGGTCTCTATGATTTTGTTTTAAAGTAATTGCTGCCATATTTTTAACTTTACGAGCGGCTGTGTATAAGAATCTAAAACCAGAATCACGTTTTGCTTTTAAGTCTACCTGGTGGTCATCTCCGCAAATAATCATTTTGCTTCGTAAACCAATACGGGTAGCTATCATTTCCATTTGCTCGTGGGTAACGTTTTGAGCCTCATCTACAATAATACAAGCATCTAAGAATGTTCTACCTCTCATAAATGCTAAAGGTACAATTTCTATTTTGCCATCTTCAATTAATTTTTCTACTTTATCTTTATCATATAAAGCATACATATTTTGATAGATAGGTTGAATCCAAGGATCCATTTTTTCTCTTAAGTCACCTGGTAAGAATCCAATTTCTTCTTTTGATACTGTTGGTCTTGTAATGATAATTTTCTCATAATGTCTTCTTATGAGACCATCTAAAGCCACTTGAACAGCTAATAACGTTTTACCTGAACCGGCGGAACCTGCTAAAAGAGTTAATGTATTATTTAATATTTCTTCTTTAGCTAATTTTTGTTCTTCGTTTAATTGAATTTTGAATTTAATAGGATTTTTTATCACTCGTTGTTGTCTATGCACCTCATCGGTGTGTGGTCTTGATGCCATTGTTTAAGAACATTAGTTAAACTTATTGTTTATTATAAATATTGTGAAAACAAATTAGTATGTTTTTCTTAGAGTAAAGATTCGAGAGTAAATTGAATCACTTGCGTTTGAATTGGCCCAGATTGCCTTAACTACTAATGTGTTATCTATAGTAGTGTCAAAGGTAGTATTATTGACAGAACTAAAAATTTCAGTCACAACATCACCAGCAGAATTTGTTCTAAAAGTAAATGTACCTGCAGAAGCAATTTCAGCTACTCCAGCTGCTCCAATTGCATTAATTGAAAAATCTATATTTAATGTCCAATCCTTATTAGTGACATTAGGCATAGTAATAACACCTGTGTCTGCAAGATTTGTACCATCTGATTCAATATGGATTTCAAGAGTGTGGTTTTGTACAGCAGTTAATTTACCATGAAAATTAGCTGTAAAAGCATCTCCTACTTTAAATCCATTAGCAGGAACTGATAAGGTACCTGCACCTCCATCTATTAAACTACCTGTTGGGGCATTACCTAAAACAGGAGTACTATCACCTGTTTGATTAAATAAACCATAATTACTAGATAAACTAGTATAAAGTGAATTTAAAGATGTTTGTTTTGTTACTCCATCTTGAACCATAGCAAATAGTTCAGTTCCGTCTAAAGTATTACCTGTTGGTAATCCTGATATTGGTAAATTTGGCATGTTATATTAAAGCTGTTACAAAAATTCCAGATCCATCTTCTTGAAGAATTAAAAAATAATCATTATCAACAGGATCAAACTCTTCTTGAGCTAACAATCCAATATTTTGAATTGTAGGAATACGAGGTCCTTTATTTTGATAATCTATCCAATTTAATCTCGCTATAGATAAATCTGATATATATTGGTTATAATATGTTATTTGTTCATTAAGGGATAATTTAGCTATTTTGGGTAATTTACTAAATTGCTGCCAAGTTAACTCCTCAAATATATTAAACATATAATTATAAATATAACAGTAAAAACAAAAAGCCCCGCTTTCGCGGGGCTCTTTTAATGTTTATCCGTTTGGATTAGATTACAAAGTGTTCAAGCCACTAACGTAAATCTTACCATAGAATTCAGGACGTAACATCTTCTTGGCGTAACGAGTCAAGAGACCTTTTCTAGGAGTGAAGGTATCAGGATCGTAAACCAATGGAGTCATGATCAATGGAATGTATGGAGCAAATACAGCACCAGTTTCCAAGAATTGTGAACCTCTATAGCCCATTAAGATTAAGTTTTCAGTCATGTATGGGTTCTTGTAAACCTTGTAACGACCGTTAACTGAACCAACTTTCTGTACACCGAATGCATACTCTTCTTGAGCAGCATCACCGTTGTTTGTAGAAGCAAATCCTGGGATTGATTCCAAGATAGTAGCGATAGTTGGAGAAGTTACTAAGAAGTTTGCACCACCACGTAAAGTTAATTGGTGAATCTTGTTAGATACTTTCTGGATCTTAGTTCCTAAAGTTTGGAACCACTGACCTTGAGTGTTGTAGAATGGAGAAGCAGCTGTAGTGAAAGCAGTTCCAGCGTTGTTAATAACTTCGTTGTTATTAGCTGACCAGTACTCAGTAGCAGCAGCAGCATCTTCGATCAACATATCCAAGATTTCCATATCAATTTCCATTGAAATGTACTCACTCATAATGTTAGTCAATTCAGCTTCAGCATCGATGTTTTGGTAAGCTGACAAGTCTTGAGCGAACTCAGGAGTCCATACAGCTTTCAATTTCTTAGTCTTAGCAGTGATAGCTTGTGACTGCATCTTAACGTTGATCTCAGGGATAACGATTTGAGAAGCAGAAGCAGCGTTAGGTACTGAGAAAGCACCATCAGCTTCGAAATCACCACGACCAGATACTAAACCAGAACCACCGTTGTTACCTGAAGTTACATTCAATCCATCTTGGGAAGTTGACTTCTGATAGAATACAGTGAATGAACCAGAGCAAGTAGCTGTAGTAGAAGCTGTGTAGTAGAAAGAAACTGTACCAGCAGTGTAGTTGTAAGTAGTGAATTGAGATAACAAGTTAGCTGGAGCGAAAGCACCACCATCAGCTGAACCTGAAACTACGAAACCACGAACAGCATCCTGATCGAATGAAGTTAATACAGAAGCAGTAGCTACAGTTACTTTGTAAATACCGTTAGCAACTACAGAAGCTGAATAATCTGAATCGAAATTCAAGTCAGCCCAAGAAGCGGTAACGATAGAACCAGTTCCAGCAGCGATAGTTGGTAAAGTACCACCTCCGATAGATCCTGTGAAAGGAACAGAAGCTGAGAATTGGTTAGTAGCGTAAGTGAAACGACCTTCTGGACCACCATATAAACCACCAGCAGCGGCTGGAGTTGAGAATGGGAATTGAGAAGCAGTGTCTCTAGTTCCGTACAATGACTGACCAGCAGTGAAAGGATTCTTAGTGTTACCATATTGGAAATCCAAGAAGAATACAAGACCTGAAGGCATGTTCATTGGCTGAACGCTAACAAATTCTTTAGCTACGATAGTACCGAATACTTTACGTACTAATGGAAGAGCAATACCAGCCCAGTTCTCACCCTCTCCACCTGAAGTGAAGTAAGAGTTTGAAGAAACAGTATTGACTTCAGTTACTAATTGCTTAGCTTGGTTTTCCAACAATACAGACATATTGTTTTTGTTAACCTCGTCTAAGCCTTCCAATAAGCCAGTTCTAGCCCATTTTCCGGCTAATCTGGCAGCGTCGCTTTGCAAGTTCTTCCATGAACCAGCAGCGCTCTCTAATAATTGTTGTACTTGTGACATTTTTGTTTTTATTTTTTGTTTTTGTTAAATTATTTAATACCGGCTAATTTTTGCCATCTAGCAACCTGATCATTAGCTTCCATAATTGGCTTTTTAGTAACTACACCAGCTACTTTAGAAGCACCACCATGGATTAATGATTCATTTACAGGAGCTTTCTTAGATTTAAATCCTTCATTCAAAGTATCAAATACTAATTTAGCTTCTTTAACACTAGCAGCTTTATCAAAAGCAGCTAATACTTTTACCTTTTGACCTTCGGTCAAGTTTTTAGATTTGAAGATTTTGTTAGTGTAAAGAAGTTTTGCGTTGAATAAGTTAACCTCAGCTAATTCTTCCTTAATAGTTTTAATGGTGTTATAAGCTTCATTTAACTCTTCTTCAAGATTACTTCCTGGTGAAAAACCGCCTTTAGCGTCTTTGTAATCAGGACCACCTTTTTTAACAAATGCTACAGCTTTTTCAGCAGCTACTTCAGGTTTCATTCCTTCTTTTTCATACTTTGCAGCTAAAGCAGCAATTTCTTTCTTTTCATCAGCGTTTGCTTTCCAAGCTCCAAAAGCAGCAAGGGCTGAAACAATACCGCCAGCTATAAGAGCTGCGCCTACGATTTCGTTTACTGGTTCTTTGTTTTCTTTCATTTTTCTTTTGTAATCAATTTCACCTTCAGCTTCAGCGGAATCTTTTTTCTTTGGACCACGACCATGACCTTCTTTTTTCTTTTTCATGTCGTCACGTTTTTCGTCGCCTTTGTTTCCACCGTACTTTTTACGTTCCATGATTTCTTCTTCTTCACCTTCTTCTTCTTCATCTTCTTCTTCGCCTTCAGCGCCTTCACCAGCTTCTAATTCACCAGCTTCAACCATGTCAGCGATTACATCTTCGATAAATTTCTTAAGATCATCTTCATCCATGTTTTCAAGATCGATTTCTTCTTCTTCACCTTCTTCTTCTTCACCTTCTTCTTCGTCAGCTTCTTCTTCATCAGCTTCAGCTACGTTTCCGTGGGCGGTTTCTGTTTTAGGATCGTTGATTAAATCTTCTCCCTCCATTACTGAATCATCTTCTTCTAATTCATCTAGTTCTCTAAGGAGTTCTTCAAGGTCCATTTCGTCGTCGTCAGCTTCTTTAACACCTAAGTCTTTCTTGCCCATTTGGCCTTCATAGCCTTCAGCGTCATCAGCTTCTTCAACTTCGTAAGTTTCCTCGATTTCTTCCTCTTTCATTTCTTCTGCTTCTTCAATGTCTTCCTCATCCATTTCAGCTAGTTTTGCTTTAAGCAATTCTTGCATACGTGGAGCGAAGGCTTCTTCTAAAGCAGCTTTTGCATTGGCGATGGCTGTTTCCTTAACAGCTTTAGCATCGGCAATGGCTTCTTTGAGTAAGTCTCTGTTTGCCATACTTTTTTTTAGTTTTTTCCTCAATTAAATTGTGTTG